TGCGGCACATCATCAGGCATTCCGCCCGCGGCCATATGCTGCTGATGCATCCCATAGACTTGCGCGGCGAATTTCCGCCATTCCGCCATATCGTCAGCCGCCCCACCCTCGGCCTTGCGCTTGCGGCCCTCTTTCAGAACTTTTTTGGCAAGGTCGAGGTGATACATCTTATCTCTCGCGCATCAGAAGATGATGAATGATTTCCAGCGCCTTGTGAATGGCGTCGGGCTTGCCAGATCCGCCCTTTGCTTTGATTGCGCCGCCATCAGCTTCCTGTGTGCGCTCAGGCATGTTTGCCTGCATCAAAGCGCTGGCGCGAACGAAGTCGGCGGCATTTCCCGTCTCATTATATCTCGCCCAAGCATCTTGCACTGCGTTGCCGCGAGCGGCCATCGCCGCCTCATGACTTGGCGGCTGCGGCGCAAAGCGATCCGGACGCTGCGGAGGCAACGGTACGCCGGCAGCCTGACGGGCGACCTGCATTGCGCGAGCCGCAGGAGAAGAAGAGGGGGGAACAAATAGATCTGGCTCCGGCAGGTAGCGATCAAAGCCGCCCGGTGGTTGGCCGATTTCTCCTTGAGGGCTAGTCGATGCCGTCGCTGGCGCAATGGCTGTCGTCGACGTGGTAGCGGGAGCTGAGACAGGAGCTGAGACAGGAGCAGCCGATGGCGCTGCTCGCGCACCCATAATCATACGAGCAATATCGACTGCCTGTGGCTCTTGCACGTTGGCTGCCTGAGTAATTTGATTTTCAACGTATCGGCGATAAAGAGGATGTTCCAGTTGGCGTTGTGCTAAAGCCATTCCAGCTTCACTTGCGCGCGCCTGAGAAATAGGATTTGCCTGTCGCGCACCGTATCCCATAAGTGTTTGAAAACCGGGTCGCCGAGTCTGTATTTCTTGAAGACGCTGTTCATTGCGAGCTTGAGAAATTGCACGAGCTATTTCTTCTCGCTCAATAGCGGCCAGCTCTTCTGGATCTAACGGTCGTTCGACGAAAGAAGGACGATTTGGCGTCACCATACGAAGCATTTCGCTCGTGACTTCAGGGCGGTAAAAACGTGACATATCAACCATCATTGACCTCCGGGTCCGGGCGGCGGCATCAAGCCAGATTGAGCCGCCTGCTCTTCACGCCCAATGTCCTGCATCGCCGGCGCAATGAGCGGATTAACAACTTCTGCGCTGTAGGGATGCACGGCAAGGTTCTGCGCCAAATCAATAAGCTGAATACGCTCACGCGAAGCGCGATCCGCAGCCTTGCTCTGAAGCTCGCGTTGCGCCATCGCCAGTTCGTTTTCAGCTTTCATCATATCTGTCTGCGCACGCATCAAATCAGATTGCGCCTTCGCCTGAGACGCCTGATGCTTGCTCTGAGCATCCAACATTGACGCATTGGCCTTGAGCGAATCAGCCTGAACTTTCGCCTGCTTCTCAAGAAGCTCAGGCGGCGGAGCGCCCATCGCCTGCGGCGGCACCATGAACTGTTGCGGATTGCTCCAGCCCATCGCCTGCAGCGCCGCGCTGTCGATCGCAATCGGATCGTACAGCGAAGGATTGCCCTGCTGTAGCTGTTTCAGGCCCATGATCTTCATCATGCGCTGCGTCTGGCTGGCCGTATTAGGATCGGCCTGCGGCACAAGGTCGCAGTCATTCAGCGCCTGAAGGAAGGTCTGCTGATCCCATTGATACGCCGGGCACCTGTTGCGCTGCCAGAATGCTTCTGGATTTTCCTTGAAGCACTCAACCAACAGTCTGAACTCTTCAGCCTGCGCCGCGTGCATGCGCTTGTGGACGCTGTTCAGGATCTTTGTCGCCTGATCAATCAACGCCAGCGTCGTACCCACAGGCGCATCGGAGCGACCCTCGCCTACCGCCATCTCAGCCGTGCCGCCTACGCGCTGGCCCGTCTCTGCCATGTTCTGCACGAGGTTCATCAGCGACTGGCCCGGCTCCTTGTACGGCAGGGGCATGATTGCCTGATTGATCGGCAGGCCGCCCGTCTTCACTGGCGCACCGCCGCCCGGAGGCACGCGGAAGATATTCGTGTTCTGGCGCAGGCCGCTGTCAGCAATCAGGAAGCCGGGGAAGTTGGCGAACATGCCGGCGTCGAGCATCTCACGCCACGCCGCCGTAATCGCATTCGTCGTGTTACCCAGAATGTGCAACAGGCCGATATCGTAAAACCCAAGGCCCGGCACAAACGTGTATTTGACGAAAGTCTTACGCGCCACCGGCAACGGGCTCGCGCAATCCTCAGTCGGCTCGTCGTAGTTGCGCGTGATACTCAATATCTCGCGCGAAGAGACGTCGATCGTCACCCGGTACGGGATCTCAAGGCCCGTCTCCTTGCCCTTGAACTTGTGCTCAAAGCCGCGGATATCCAGTTCGCAATAGCACTCGTAAATCTCACGGTCCCGATCCTCGGGCCGGAACGATCCCTGCGAAATACCCTGCTGATCTTTCCTTGCCCGCATCGCCGCGTCTTCCTGCGGCTCCTTCGGCATCGACAAGTCAATGTCGCGATATACCCCAAGGATCTGCAAACGCTTGACCGTCGAAGGCTTCAGGTAGGTGCGGTGCGTGATGCGCTTGGCGTTGTCGAGGTCGGTCGCCGCGTTGTTCACGATCAGGTCGTCGGCGTCCACCGTCTCGCTGACTGGCCTGTTGCGCAGCGGGCAGAAGTACACCTTCTTGAAGGCCGTGCCGCCGAAGCCCAGCATGAACAGCATGCGGTCGGTGTCAGGGTAATACTCGCTCGCAGTCGCCGTGAGGTAATGGTTCAGATCGCGCTGCAGCGCATTGGCGAGCTGATCCTGCTGAAGGTTCGCATTGTTGTTGTCATTGCGGATCTTCACCGGCCCATCGGTCGGAAGCAACTCACTGCGGGCGTTGGCTTGAAATCGCAGCACCGCCTCAAGAAGCAGCGGGTGCCGCACCCGGCTCATGCCCTCAACTGGCGCACCGTCAGGCGTTCCGCCGAGGCCGGGGATCTCAACCTTGAGACCCAGCAACTTGATCCCCTGCGCGCGATCGTCGACCCATTCCACGCGGGATTGGATATCATCCTCAATCCCGTTCAGAAGCTCTTCCGAAATCCGGGTCAGCTCCATGCTGTCGATGTCGTCGACCAGATTGTCGAACCAGCCCGCCGGCCCGCGCTCTTCTTCGTCAAACAGGGACTTGCCGTCGAGCGAGATCGTGACCGATCCGTCCTCGTGCTCAATGCGGACGACGTCGCCGTTATCGTTTGCCTCTTCCTTGTCGCCCTCGGGCAGAAGCTCGACGACCGGCATGCTTTCCATCTCTTCCTGCGGAAGCTGACGGAGATTCATCGGCGCGAGGCCCGGCACTGCTGGCATGGTCAGCCCTTTTCGGCAATCAAAGCTTCAATCTCTTCGACAAAGCGCCGAAGGCCCTCCTGAGCGGCCATCGTATCAGACTTGGCCTGTATTGTGTAGATGCGCACGTAATCGTGGGGATCCTTCCCCCAGACCTCGACCCGAAAGCGCCCCAGCCGTGTCGGCGTGGCGCTCAATTCGACGTCGACAACGGCGTTGGCGAGAATGCGTTCCATGACCCTCAGACCTGATACAGCGGCTCCAGCGGCTTGCCGCGATGCTGCCGGCCCGCGTCGATCTCCGCAATCCGCTCAGGCTGGCGAACCAATATACCAGTCTCGCGCAGATATTTCAGCGCCATGCTCGTCGTGTCCACCAAGTCGTCGTGCTTGCCCTTCGGGAAGACCTCGCACTGGCTGATCACCATGTCCGCCCACCTCAGATCAGGCGCGTAAATGATCCCCTCGCTGAACAGGTGCTGCACCGCGTACAGGCGCGCCAGCTTGTCGATCGCGCCCGGATTTACCAGTTGCACGCCCCAATCCTCGTGCCCGTACAGCCGCCGGATCTCCTGCCCCACGCTGATGCCCGCGGCCTTGTTTTCAATCAGCAAGTGGTCGACCTTCATCCGCCGGCACGTCGACGCAACCTTCTCAATCAGGTCCGGTAACTCCAACCGCTCCGCCCATGCGTACATCAACATGATCCTCGGCGTGCTCTCAGGATTGTCGGGAAGCAAATTCGCAATCCTCGACATTTCGTCAAACCGCAAAGCTTCTTTTTCGTTATTTTTCAACTTCATCTCACGATTATCACGTCCTCCGCGGCCAATGAAATTATTGGCCATCATCGGCGTGACGTCGCCTGAAAACACGCCCCAGACCGTCATGGCCGAGGGGTCATTTTCCTGCTTCATCGTGTAGGCGGTGTCGAGGCTCGCCACCACAAAGTCGAAGGGCGGGAAGGCGTCGCCCTCCCAAAGCTGCCACCAGTCGCGCAAGATGACGCCGCCGCCCCTTGGCGCAGGCTCCTGCTGATGCTGGCCCGCCGTCGCATATGGCCCCATCGCCTTCTCGTCGCGGTCGACGATGTGCGCCGGGAAGCGTTGCGGAAACAGCAGCTCGCCCTCCTCGGTGCGCGGATCCTCGACGCCCAGCTTCGTCGCAGTCGCCCGCAGCGGGTCATACCGCATCGGGAGCATGACGTGATCGTAGCCGAGCTGCTTCTCAATGATGACGCCGGAGACGTCCTCCTGATGCAGGCGCTGCATGATGACGACGATCGAGGACTTGATCGGATCGTTCAGGCGGGTCGGAATGGCCTCAAGGAAGGTCGTCACTTCGCTCTCGCGCATGGCCTCGGACGCCGCGCTGTCGACGCTGTGCGGGTCGTCGATGATGACCCGGTCGCCGCGGATACCCGTCAGGCTGCCGATCGCAGTCGCGATCCGAAAGCCGCCCGCCGTGTTCACGAAGTTGAGCTTCTCGTTCTGGTCGTCCGCAAGATTGACCTGCTCACCCCACCGCTCGCGATACCAGTCGCTCGTGATCAGCAGGCGCATGCGGCGGCTGTCTCTGGCCGACAGGTTCTCGACCTTGTGGGCGGCGCAGACGTAGCGCATGTGCGGCTTGCCCTTCGGCCCCCATTCCCACGCCGGCCAGAAGACGTTGGTCAGCAGCGACTTCATCGTGCCGGGCGGGATGTTAATCAGCAGGCGATTGTACAGATCGCCGTCTTCGAGCCGGACCTCATTCGTTATCGCCTCAAGGTGCGCGCAGATGAAGTCGATGTGCCAACCGTGAACGTACGGCTGCCCCGGCTCGACGACGTGCCAAGCGCGGCGCACGAACTCGGCGAGGCTGTTCTTGCACAGGATCTTTTCAATCTCGATCTGGGCGCGCTCCAACGAGCCGAACTCCTTGTTCAGGTCGGCGCACAGTTCCGCGATCGTTTCTCTTCTGCTCATCGCACGAATTTATGCACGGGCGCTGGCCCCGGCGCTTTTGAGAATGTCGTATAAGTCTCGCCGTTTGGCTGTCGCCAGATCACGAGCTGGACGTTTTTCCTGTGACGCTTGTCGCGCGTGTACACGAGATCACCGTCCGGCTCTTCATAACAGTATCCGTTATCGTCGTCCATTTCAGGGCGACGCAGCCAGCCAATCTGCCAATGCCAGACAATCCTTATCACCATGTCTTCGGTCATTTTATTTCCTCTTCCTCCAGTGCGCCCAAGGCAATTTCGTTAGGCTTCATGTCAAGTTTCCATACCCCGTTCGCGTCCCAATGGTCTGGATAAGAAATGACACGCAACGCATGTTTGTATCTATCCAAACGACGTTGAAGCGCGTTCTTTTTGTAAAGTGCCACACTTTTTACTTCGATGTTGGCTGGATAATCGACGCCCGCAGAACCTATCGGATTGGAAGCGTTGAAACTTAAAATACGTGTTACACGATCACCTTCGTAAAAAAGATGAAGAAAAGCCGAGGCGCTATCTTTTTCTTTATTTTTCTTTTTAAGCCTACTCATTTTGGCGGCTCCCACAGACATCCATGAATATATCAGAAAACAAGCACGGCGTCCGCTCAATCCAGTTGTGATCGATGTCTTTAATGATGTCGCGCCAGTAGGTCTCAAAGACATGAATGGCGTGCGAGGAGCTGGTCTTACGCCTTGCTTCGTCGCGCAGCTCAGGGTTGAACAACCACGGGCGCGACAGGTCGAGCGGGCAGGCGAGCTTGTGATCCAAGATCATACGGCTATCAACAAGGCTGTCGCGCTTGTGATCCAAGATCATGCGGCTATCGACAAGACTGTCGCGCTTGTGATCCAAGATCATGCGGCTATCGACAAGGCTGTCGCGCTTGGAAAGTTCCATTGGCAGCACGACCCCGCCCTGCGCCCATGTGGGAGACTTGAGAGCTTCGGGCATGGCGTCAAGCCACGCGCCGACGAAGGCGTTCTCAGGCGGCGAGATCATCAGGGCATTGCAGATCGAGGTTTGCTCTGGCGTCTCCCACGACAGGAGCAGGTGATTGTCTTCGCTGGCAGTGAGGCGCAATCCTTCAATGTTTATGCGCAACAACATGTCGGTGTCCATGTAGACGCCGCCGTAAGCGTATAGAATCTGGAGGCGCAGAACGTCGGCCATGTACTGCGGATGCTCAATCTTGACGCCGGCGACTTCGGTCGGGAGATCGATTTGCTTTACTTCTGCATTGGCTAGAGCCGCGCTGATGCGCATTTTGAAGTTGTCTATGGGTCTAGGCTTGTTCGTCCAAATTATAATATCGTAGTCCTGATGATATTTCCGAGCCGACATTACAGCGGCATGATTGACGAGCGACCACGGGCGCGTGCGCTCTGTCACGGGATAGATAAAGTGGATTGTTTTGGGGATCATTTCTTTCCCTCCGGCGCTTTGACTTCACCATCAAGCGCAGCCCGCGCAACGCCGGCGTACCATATCTTCGGGCTTGAAGCCTTCTTCCTGATGAACTCAAGCGCGTGCTCAAGGTCTCTGATGCGATCTTGAGCTTCTCTGAATTTCTCGTTGTATAGAACTTTGAACGTCTTCCAATTTTGGAAAGACATTTCTTCTGCCAACTGCATCATATCAAATAATTTGTTTTCTTCTTCAGTCATCACTCATCTCCATTGTTAACTTCATCACTCAGGCTTGTTTAACATCAGCCTCAACGCCTGTTCAACTTGCGCAAGAGATTCATCATCAAGATTCTCCAACACAACGCTGCGCTGCGCTTCAAGCTTAATCGCGCCACCGTTCGCGCCAGTGACTTCAGTCACTGTCTTGTCGCCGTATTTCTTCGGCGCGAGTTTCGCTGCGCGCCACTGACGCGCCCATATGCGAAGCTTCACGACGTTAACATCTTCAACTGTTGCCTTGTCTGCGAGAGCAACAGTCCCGTCGATAATTGCTTCTTGCTGCGCTTCGCGCGCGTGCGCGATAGCTTTAGTGAAATCTGAGTCGCGATCTTTCGCCATTTCCTTATAGACATCAGTCCAATGCGGCATGTCCTGCGGTTCGCAGACATCAGTAATCGACTTACCCTCGATCAGCCCTGAGCAGATGCGATCGAGGATACCGGGATCTGTGACTCGCGGGCGAATGCGCGGACGTCCACGTTTTGGCGGGATAATTTCATCGGGTTCAAGGATTTCGACCTTTTCTGCCGGCTGTTTCTTTTTACCGCGCGGCATTTTTAGCCTCGTATTTCTGTGAGATTTGCAGGATGCGCTGGCGCGTGAGACCCGCGGCATTGGCGATGGTGGCGAGCGACTGCCCGGCCTTGCGCAGGTTAAGGATGTGGGCTGCGCGCTCGGCCTTCATGATACGGAGCTGCCGTTCGAGTGCGGCGATCTGCTGCGTGATGCGGGCGACGCTGTTGTCTGGCTGGGTCATCAATCATCTTTCATTAGGTCGAAGATACTGAATTGCTGGGCTTTTTGCGAAGCGACTTCTTGGATCACTTCGGCGATCGTGTCCCGCCACTGCTCGGGATAGACAGCGAAGCAGTGAACACCGACGCCACAAGTCTTTGTGCGGAGTTTCTTTTCGGGGAGTTTGCCGACGGCTTCGTAATATTTGTTTCGGACGATGCCGCCGACAGCCCAAGTTTCTTTTTTGACTGGTTCATATCCCAGTTCGCGAAAGACATCGATGATGGTGATTTCGCGCTGGTACATGGTCATTATTCGAACTCCCTTTCGATGGCTGCGCGACCAAGCGGCGTGTCGGCGAGCATGCCGAGCGCGCTCATGTAGGTGGCGAGGACGGCTTGTTCCTCGGCGCGCTTGGCGCTGTCCTTTTTGCGCAAGGCTATGACTTGCTTGAGAATTTTGGCGTCGAACCCATTGCCCTTGGCCTCGGTGTAGACGTCCTTGATGTCGTTGGCGATGGCGGCTTTTTCGGTTTCGAGGCGTTCAATGCGCTCGACGATCGACTGTAACTGATTGTTTGTGGTCACGTTCCCCTCCTGTTGAGATTCTCAGAATAGATGCTGACAAGGCGCTTGACAAGAGGAAGTAACTTCCGATATATCTATCTCACGGTCGGATTGACCGCACTTAGGAGATGACCATGACGATTACCCTGAACCACAACGACCTCGTGAAGCTCGCCTCTTGGACGCACGCGTATGCCAAAGTTGGCACCCTGAACGGATTCTGCCCTGATACAGCAAACAAGGCTCGCGAGCGCGGCGAAGATGAGGCGTGGACCTCGCAGGCTGGCACGATAATCACCAGCGACAAATCGCATTACGCGAGAGAAGATGCGCTCGTGGCGTCAGCCATTGTCATCGCGCATGGCGAAACGGTCGAGATCGAGGGCAACCTCTACACGGTCCACGTAAACAAGGGCAACGACGGCTCCTTTCCGCGCAACTGCGACCCCATCCGCTTCATCGCAGTGAAATAAATCGCCGCGATTTTGCGTTTTATCCGACAAGGCACTTGACAGTTATGGAAGTTTCTTCCATAACTGTTTCACGGTCGCTGTTGACCGCAACTTATGGAGATGATCATGAGCCAGTTCGATTATGACTTCGACGACATCGAGATCCAGATTGACGGCGCTCCGGCTTACGCGAGTGGCAACGTCGAGATCAGCTACAGCACCAGCCGCCCGGAGCGTTCCACCGGCTGGAACGGCGGCGTCGAGATCGAGAGCTTCGGCGAGATGTGCGTCACCATCGAGCAGGGCGGCGAAGAGCTTGGTCCTTTTTTCCTCCGCAAGGGAAGTCGCGTGTTTGACGCCATCGTGGCCGCCTGCGACGCCGACATCGAGGACGCCGCCAAGGACCACTGCCGCTGGGACTGAGGGGCTTCGGTCCCTCACCCATCCCCCTCCCATCCATCACACAACCCACAGGAGAATGATCATGAGCAAGGCAAAGCGTAACGACATCATCGCGATCGAGAGCCGGCACACCTCGACTGATATTAAAATGAAGAAGCACGAATATGTTTCGTACTTTCTTGCCAAGGCCGTGAAGGTCAATCGGCAGGGGATCGTGGTCGAGTACCAAAAGCCCGACATGGGCTACGCCTACACGCTCGACAAAGGCCAGCGCGTGCTGACAATAGCCGACCCAATGAAGCAGGCTGCGGCACGAGAGTTGTTTGCTACAATCAAGGAAAACTATTTTCCTGACACCCAAAGCCTGCGCGAAGCTATTTTAGACCGCGAGATGGCGCTGTCGTAAATCGTCAAAAATCGCAAAATCGCCGCGAATTAAATCGCGGCGATTTTTTTTTGGCGAATTTTTTGACAAGCAGCTTGACACCCAACCCAGCTTGGAAGTATCTTCCAATTACGGTCGGATTGACCGATACCTAATGGAGATGAACATGACCAACACCCGCCGCCTGCCCCGCATCAACGTCCCGGACCACGTCGAGAACGAGGCAGCCTACATCCGCGCCGCACAGGCTCGCATTGCTGCCAACGCCGCCAAGGGCGCGCGCAACCGCTGGATCGAGGAGAGCGGCAAGGAAATTGTCGAACTCTGCATCAATTTCCTTTTTGAGAGCGGCGAGTTTCAACCAACCCAAATTATCGACGCAAACGGCGGATTGGAGTACCGGACCCACCCGCTTGTCCGCGCCTCTTTCGGCGAATTCCGCTCAAAGATGATCCAGAGCGAGCTTGACTGGGGCCGCCTGACCAAGGGGCAGGAGCAGGCTGTCCTGCGCATGATCGACAAGGCGAAGGAGCGCATTGCCGCCCGCGACGCCGCCAAGGACGAGAAGCGCGCCACCGCCAAGCATGTTGGCACGGTCGGCGAGCGCCGCGACTTCACCCTGACCGTCAAGTTCACGACCGCGTATGAGACGCAGTTCGGCGTAACCCATGTGCATGTGATGGAAGACGTTGAGGGCAACGTCGTCGTCTACAAGGGCTCCAAGGTCATCGGCGAGAAGGGCGAGACGATCACCGTCAAGGCGACGATCAAGGAACACGGCGAGCGCGACGGCATCGCCCAGACCATCATCAGCAGGCCGAAATGAGGGGCTCCGGCCCCTCTCACTTTCCCCTGACAAGGCGCTTGACACCCGGAACAATCTTCCAGTATACGTATCTCACGGTCGCTGATGACCGCAACTTATGGAGATGATCATGACCAACAACTTCGCCGCCCTCGCCCTCGCCGACCGCTACGCAATCCTCAAGGCTGACATCGACGCCCTCACCAAGCAGCTTGACGCCATCAAGGCTGAGATCAAGGCGTCCGGCGTCGAGACGCTCGTCGGCGATCAGGCTGTCGTCACCGTCGCCCTGTCCGAGCGTTCCACGCTCGACCCCAAGGCGGTGCGCGAGCTTCTGACCGCGGAACAGGTCGCCGCCTGCACCAAAGTCACGCTGGTCGAGACGCTCCGCGTCAAGCCCCGCACCGCCACTGTCCTCGCCTGACAGGCCCGCACTACCACAACCGGGGGCTTCGGCCCCCACCCTCACCGGAGATCCTGCCATGTCTATCGTCGTCCACACCGTCACCGTAACCCACAGCACCGACATCGAACACACCTACGCCTTCACCGGCGCTCCTGCCGCCCGTGACTTCGCCCAGATCGTCCGTGAGCTCGGCCTGAAGGCCAAGGCCGGCTCCGTCACCGTCTACTCGCTCGAAGACAACCTTGTCGCCTTCAACGCCATCGAGAAGACCCTGCGCGGCGTCAAAGAGGAGGCGCTCTGATGAGCAACAAACCCTTCAACTGGGACGAGGCATTTGAGGAAATTGCCGCCGAGAACCGCCGCCAGAGTATCGCGGCGGAGGCTCGCGTAGCCGCCAAGTCCGAAGCCAAGCGTCGCCGTTACATTCAGTTGGGCTGGATCACAGAAGATGGCGAACCCGGCCCCAACGCTCCGCAAGATGACGAAAACGAAGATGAAGATGAGGATGAACAATGAAACAGTCCCCCATCCAGTTCCTGAAGTCCTCAGACGGGACATACGAACTGACCTACTTCGGCAAGGTGGCCGGCTGGGCTCGCAAGGCAATCTACCCCACACGGCCCGGAGAGACGCTCTGGCGGGCCGTGTCGGTTCACGGCGACGTTCGCCATGTCTATTCGCTCAATGCCGCCCGCTCGGCCCTGCTGGAGATGTACCACTGATGGACGAGAACCTGCACGAAACAATCCAGACCCTCGTCGACGAGATCGGATCGGAGTACTTCGCCGGCTTCGATCTTGATGACCAGTTTGCCTGCTGGAAAGTGAATCCGTTCCTCTGGACGCTCTTCTGCGCGGCGACCTCGCAGGAACTGGCCTTCCCGAAAAAGAAATCGCCGACCGAACGCGAGTGCCTCGTGTACTTCCTCGAAGGCTTCGCGGTCGCCCGGCTTGCGCGCATCATGTTTGAAAAGGGAGGCTCCATTGCACACTGACGACCTACGCCAATGGATGTCGCGCCACGGCCTCGTGCAGGGCGACGTGGCCCTGATGTGCGGCGTGAGCGACCGCTCCGTGCGATCGTGGGTATCCGGCCAGCACGCCATACCCCAGTCCGTCATCCTGCTCATGCAGGCCGTCGATGACGGCAAGGTAGACCTCGGCTGGCTGGCCGAGACCATATCCAAGATCGGAAAGAGGGCGGCCTAAAGCCGCCCTTTTGATGCGCGATGATGCTCAGATGCGCGATGCGCAAATGATTTCACCTCCGGCTATATATATATTATTTTTTTCACACGCGTTAGCGGCAGGGTAAATCGTAAAATTCTTAAAAATTTTATTTTCCCTTAAGAAAGGATATTATTGATCATATTGATCATCAAAAAAAGAATCCTTTTAGAAAACAATGTTTTAGTGTGATGATCAAAGAAGAGGCGCAATCCTAAGATTGCGCCCCAAAACACTGATCGAGCATCAAACTGGAAAAATCAGAAGGGGACGTCGGAGAAGTCCTTGTCGCCTTCGTGGAACTCGCGCACCCGGCGCTTAGCCTCGTCGCTGGTCATCTTGTTCCGATTGAACCAGACGTAATGAGCCGCGCGGCTCTTCAGCATGATCCTGCGGCCCTCGATCTGGGCCAGCCCCATGTCCGACAGCAGGTGCGATAGGGTGCGGGTCTTCGGAAGGTCGATGCCGTCCAGCGTGGCGCGCTTGTTCAGTTCCGTAACGTCGAGAAGGTCCGATGAAATTACCGGCCCGGCATAATTCTCCAGCGCCAGCTCCAGCGCCTCGCGCTCGTCGGAAACATTCAAACTGCGCATCGACAACAGGCCATCGGTTTCGGGTGCCCGCCCCTCCGGATCGAAACCAGCCAAGACCTTCCAGTCCCGCAGAAAGCAGGCGATGGCGTCAGCGCGCCGCGCCGTCTCGGAAAAGAGCAACCGAAAATACGCCGCCACGCCCTCGGCCCCGCCATGATGGGCAAGCATCTCTTCCTTGCGCGTCCACCGGGTCGTGATCACGCAGAAACGCCGATCATTGTCCGAGACTGGAATGGCGTCGGGGTGGTTGGTGGACATCATGTAAGAGGCGAAGTTTGGCACCGCCCGCTCGTCCTTACCCTTGTGAATCACCGAGATCGTATCGTCTGAGATCATCGGCTTCATCTTGTCGAGGATTGAGAACTTGTTCGTGCCGGCGATGCGGATCTCGTCAACATTGATCAGCCGTGCGCCTGTGGCCCAGCCTGTGAACTCTGAGTTGATGGCTGTCGTGCCGACCGTCTTCGCGTTGTGGGCCATCAGGTGTTGCATGACGGTGAAAAAGAAAGTCTTGCCTGCGCCTTCGATACCGAGCAGCAGAATGGCCCACCGGACCCGCTTTCCGGGGTTCTGGTAAACGTAAGCCAAGAAGTCGATCACGATCCTCTGCTCGCGCTCCGAGGTGATCAGGATGCGGACGTGCTGCAGGAACAACTCCACGACCCGCTGCCCGTCCTCGTCGCCCTCCAGCGTCGCGCAGGGCTCGACGCCGCCCGGCTCGTAAGTGTTCAGGTAGCGCAGCCCGCGGTGCTCAAAGAACGACCCCGCGCCCGGCCAGAACATCAGGTTGGCGACGCGCGGAATGCGGCACATGTTGAGGGCGTAACTGGCTGCGTCGGTCTCGGCGATCACCACCTCGGGCATGAAACTGTAGCTGTTCTTGAACGCCGCCGGGATGATCGAGTGTCGCACTGAGACACGCTCGAACGTGTTATCGGCCTCACAAAAAGCCCAGTCCGCAAGCCAGTCGGGTCCAGAGAAGCCGCCTTGCGTGCCGATCTGCGTGCCGCTCCCGACCCCCTCCATCTCTGAACCCGACTGCTCCCCCACGCTGCCCGGCCCCCTCCGCCGGGCAGGACGAAAATCCCGCTTAACTTCCCCCTTCGACATGCCGCCGCGCTTACCGAAGCTCTCGTAGGCGGCGAGGGCCAGCGCCGATCGCATGGCCACCGGCAGCGCGGTCTCCCCCAGCCCCCGCACCCGGTCCCGGAACTCTATGTAGGAACGCATGTCCGCAAGGCCGCGCGCCTGCGTCTCCAGCTCGACAAACGTGTCGCCCGCCGGCGCAAGCTCCAGAGCCTGCCGCAGCCCGCCCGCGTGCTTGATGATTGAGGCCATCGTCTTCGGACGTGCCCGGCCACCGAAGGAACGCCACTTGGTGCGCATCTCGCGGGGATCGTGCTTCGACGACTTCTCCGACCACGCCACCCAGCGCCTGTAGCCGTCCTCTGAGCCCTCAAACTGGTGGAAGAGCGCCATGCCGACCTCGGCCCAGCCGTCGTAGTCGAGCGGCTCCGCGGGCCAGCGTTCAAGGATGCTGTTTACATCGGCCTCGGTGAGATCGAGCGGGCGCTGGGCAATGGCCAGTTCAAGATCGCCAATATCCCCGGCTCCCAGATCATCGTTTCCGATATCGGACGACTGTTCAGAAATCCCGGACGACTGCTCAGAAATCCAATCTTCAACCGGAAGAGGCTCGGCGTCGATCGTCAGGGACCACGGCTCAACACCCTGCTGATGCGAGGGAAGGAACATGAGCTGCGCCCAGACAAAGGAACAGGCGTCGAGTTCGCCGATCGGCTTCAATATCTCTGCCAGCTTCGCGACAATCGCCCTGTGCTCTTCCTGATTGACCGGGCGCGAGAGCAGGATGCAGATCCTGATGCGGGGATTCTCTGGCGTGTGGCGGAAGGTCGAGTACGCGACGAAATTCCACTCCAAATTCATACGCAGGAAAAGCTCGGCCTCGATGATATCGACGCAGACCGCATCCATGTCGACCACAACAGTCGTGCGGCAGGCAATGTTATCGTCAGCGCGATTGCGCTTGGGATCCTTGAGCGGGCCGCCAATAAATGCGCCGCGAGCCTTCGACGCTTCTTTGTTCGGATATTCGACTGACCGCGTCAATGTGTCGCGGAATTTTTCCCAAGGAAGAGTGCGCGACTCCGCAGTGGCGAAGTTTGGGCAGTAGGTGAACTCGACCATCATTGCGCTCCCCCATCGGTCCTTTTTTCGTCTAGCGTCTGATTTATCTTTTCGATTTCAATGGGTTCGCCGGATAACGCCAGCTTGACCTCCTCTAGATCAAACCGTCGATGCCCGGACGGGAGCAGAACGAAGGGAATATGGCCGCTCTTGGCCAGTCGATTGACGGTCGCCTTCGTCAACCCGAGCGCCTTGCCGAGTTTTGTGGATGTGAGCATGATTTTCTCAGGGGAAAATTGACATAAATCGGACGATAACGTATTCAAACGACACAGGCAAGCCTGTGAACATGAGACGGAGACGAAGAAAATGATCGAAGACGCAATCAACCGCCTTGCCGCGGC